ATAATGAACGTTGGGGTCAATACTATCGCCCATATGGACTTGAAGCTCCTGCAGGAGCTACGGCTGAACCAACCGCGTCTGCCACGAACAGCGCACCCGTAGCAACTCCCGTAGCAGAATCTTCTGCCCCATGGGATGAGGATGAATCTACAACTTCATCACAACCCGTACAAGTTCCTAAGGCTACTTCCAGCGACAAAGCGCAAGACATTCTAGCAATGATCCGCGCAAGACAAAATAAGTCTGCTTGATAGGAATTAAGGGAGCACTTGCTCCCTTCCTAAGGAGATAACCATGACATTACCAGACGAACGTTACCGTGCTTTAAAGCAGGGTAAAAAACTATTGGAAGAACTATGTGATCCGGGGCGAACTCCTCGGGTCCCTGCGTTAGTCAGAGATAGGGCAAGAGGTGTACTTAGACATTATCCAAGTGATTATGAATTGGAAAGAATTGCTGATAATTGTCCTGAGTTCCTTGACAAAATATCATTTAGTGATAAGATGTATCTAAATGGTATGCAAAAGTAATTAAGGAGAACAAAATGAGTATGAATAAATTGACAAAGGTCAGTGACTCCTTCACCGTTAACCGTTATGATAATGGTTGGATGTTTGAAGTCAATGGCAGAAACGAAAAAGACGAATGGCGCTGTGCTAAAATTGTTTGTAATACTGAAGAAGAATTGCTGGCATTAATTAAACAATACAATAAACTTGATTTGGAGTAATAATGGGAAAACCTTTTGATGTTAGCAAATTTAGAAAAGATATTACCAAATCCATTGAAGGGCTTAGTATCGGATTTAATGACCCAACTGATTGGGTTAGTACAGGAAATTATGCCCTTAATTATCTCATCAGCGGTAATTTTAATAAAGGCGTACCTCTTGGTAAAGTTACTGTCTTTGCCGGAGAGTCAGGATCAGGCAAATCATATATCTGTTCAGGCAACCTCGTCAGACACGCACAACAACAAGGTATCTTTGTTGTCTTGGTTGATTCAGAAAACGCATTGGACGAAGATTGGTTAAAGGCATTAGGTGTTGACACAGCAGAAGATAAACTGTTGAAACTTAACATGGCAATGATTGATGACGTTGCTAAAACAATTAGTGAGTTTATGAAAAGCTATAAGGCTCTTCCCGCAGAAGATAAGCCTAAGGTTCTTTTTATTATTGACAGTCTTGGCATGTTGCTTACACCCACTGATGTTAATCAGTTTGAAGCAGGTGATATGAAGGGTGACATGGGTCGCAAGCCTAAGGCATTGACAGCACTTGTTCGCAACTGTGTAAATATGTTTGGCAGTCACAATGTAGGATTGGTTGCTACTAATCATACATATGCTTCACAAGATATGTTTGATCCTGATGATAAAATCTCAGGTGGTCAAGGCTTTATCTATGCTTCAAGTATTGTTGTTGCTATGCGTAAACTCAAACTTAAAGAAGATGAAGATGGCAACAAGGTAAGTGAAGTACGTGGTATTCGTAGTGCATGTAAGGTTATGAAAACACGTTACGCAAAGCCTTTTGAAAGCGTTCAAGTTAAGATTCCTTATGAGACTGGCATGAACCCTTACTCTGGCTTGCTTGATTTGTTTGAAGGTCAAGGCATGTTAACTAAAGAAGGCAATCGGCTAAGTTATACAACTGATGACGGTGAGATTCTTAAATTCTTCCGTAAAGGTTGGGAGTCAAATGATGATGGTTGCCTAGATAAGGTAATGTCAGACTTCCAAAAAAAATCAACAAATAAACTAAGTACTGTAACTACTGAGGAGGAAGTTACAGAATGAGTTTAGATTTTATTGCAGAAGTTTGGGATGCACTAAGAACACATATTGATATCACAGAACGTAAAGAAGCCGCTGACACATTAGTAAATTTACTTATTGACAGTGGTTTTGAAAGTGATGAAATAAAAGATTCATTTAGAAACGATAAAGAAATCAATGGTGCTCTAAAGTATTACAGAGAACAGCACGAATCTGAAGAAGAATACGAAGAAGATTTTGATGAAGATGAAGATGATGAATGGTGATGAATGAACTGGTATACAAGAATATCACAAGATTTATCTGTAATACCAGATTTTATCACTCACTATGAAACAGAATGGGCTGATGCTAAAAAAGAGGTAAAGATATATGGCAATGTTGAAAAAAACATTGCCAATTTACCTGGCATTACAGAACATCGGTTTAATCAGTTACAAGAAATAGAGGCGGTATTAAATTACCTTAATATCCGCCTTAGGCAAATTCGCCGAAAGCATTTTCAAAAATATTTAGAAGCGTATAATAGAGCATTGACTAGCCGTGATGCTGAAAAGTATGTTGATGGTGAAGATGAAGTCATTGACTTTGAAACTATTATCAATGAAGTTGCACTATTACGCAATCGTTGGTTAGGCATTATGAAGGGTCTTGAAGCCAAACAATGGCAGATGGGACATATTGTGCGACTACGCACAGCAGGTATGGAAGATATTTCTATAGGATAAAAGAATGGGAAAAATTTATAGCATCGGCAACAAACATGGACATGGTGCCGCAGGTTCGTCTGGTATACTTGGGACAAATACTAACTGGCAAAATTTAACAACACAAGTTGACTTAAATTCTATTCTAAAAGGAATAAATTCAGTTGGTGAATTTAATTTATCAAACAATGTCAAGAAATATGAAATTATAGAAACCAAAGAAGATTTGTTAGCATTGAGTTGTGCGTGGTATCGTATTAGAACTAGTGAGTACAAAAGAAACAACCCAACTGCTTATGTCAACATTACTAGTTTGCTTTCTGATGATTTGTTTGGATATGTAGAAGAACAGGATCGTCAAAAAGCAAATGAGATAAGAGATTACTACAGCAAAAAGATTTTAATGCTGACTCTTAAAGAAATTACACTTACCAATTTTAGACAAGATTTAAAAGATTATATTCATGGCAGCAATAATAAATTTACGGAAAAAATTGTTCCGCTAGTTTATAGACTCCCTGAATTTTATGCTTATGATGTAGAATTTGAAAATATGAAATCAGATTTAGTTCGTGAAGTCAAATCTGAGCCAAGAGATTTTTACAGAATGGTTGCAAAATCTACAAAGGTAACGTTGTATCCAGTTAAATGCTTTAAAAAAGATACAAAACGAATAAAGTGTCTGGAGTATTGGTTTAGAGATAATACCAATGTTGGATATGTTGTTGTATTGGATACGAACAATCCTTTACAAGGTTTGTGGGATCGTGAATTTTCTAAGAATAGTTTAGAATTTACAACTAATTTACACCCTAAATGCCGTGATGATTTTCAATATTTTCAATTAACACAGTACATTATAAGCTAAGAAACGTGTTTTATTAAGTAAAGTCCTTACACTTAATGGTATCCCTATTATAGGTAAATACTTCTTTGTGAAAGGAAACAAAAAACATGGAACAAGTAAGCAAAGCATTTGGCATGGCAGGAACATTTCTAAGTCATGTTATGGATTTAGGAATCAAACTGATTGCCGTAGGCGTTGTTCTACAAATCCTATTTGGTGCGGCAGTACCATTCCTAGGCATTGATGTAGTTGGCGCAATCGCTAAGTTCGTTGGTGCATTAGGTGAGAAAGGTCTTGTAGGCTTGATTGCCCTAGCAGTTATTTTTTGGGCTTGGAACAAAAAGTAATCGTTTCACACACTAACACATAACCCGCCTAGTGCGGGTTTTTTATTTGACATTAATTCCTACTCATGCTATACTTAGACTTAACTTGAGAGGACAGTATGCAATATACTCTTATCACTCCCCAAGGTCGAATCTACACTTTTTACATTGAAGCCACTGCCATGTGTTTCCAGCAAGCATACGGCGGTGTTGTTTTTTCGCAACAAATTTTGAAGGATGAATATGTCGAAGCCTGAGTACAATAAGGATCTTAAGTGCAAGGATTGTAAGTTTGCTAAGGGTCCAATTACTGCCCGTATTTTTCGGGAAAGTTACTTTATGAAATGCACGATCCAAGAATCTTGGAATGAGGAAAAGTATGACCCGGTGTTCGGTAAGACTACACCGGGGTATTTTCATACTTGCGGGGTCATGCGTGGAACCTATGAAGCATGTGGCCCTGACGGGAAACGTTGGACTCCACGTGATACAAAACTGATTTTTCTAGCATTAAAAAACGGTTGACAATAAATGGATTTGGATGTATA